TCTACTCCTTAGAAAATACCACTGGTTAGTAGGCGACCACCAGCATACATGCCTAACCCGATAGGCCCACCTACCGCGGCTGCTGTACCTGCACCTGCTAGCTCAGAGGCTATACCAGCAGTCTTAGCATCTACACCTAGTGCCTCTAACCCTTCTTTACCAGCAAGTCTAGCACCTGTACCAGCTAATCCAGCAGCACCAGCTCCTAACCCACTAGCACTATCTACAGCAGCTTCAGTACCAGCCTCAGCTACTGCTTGTCCACCTTGAGCCATAGCTTCTGAACCTACAGCAGTGGATGTATCAGAGAAGATAGAAGCAGCAGTGTTACCAAAAGGATTACCAGTACTTACCATCTCACCTGTGAAAGGAGAAGTCATAGTATCTACTGTGGGAGCAGCAGCATTACTACCACCCCAGTCATAAAGGATACTACCACTACCTCTACCTGCTTCTTGCATAACAGCAGTAGGGACTTTACCTAGGAATCCACCTACTTCTGCTTTCATAGCATTAGCTTCTTGTTGGATATTACCTAAGTTCTTCTGAGTAAGTTGCTTAAGTCTATTGCGAACAGGAGAAGTAGAGCTACCTGCAACAGACGTATTGTAATAAGACATTACTTACCTCCTTGCTGAGAGGTAACACCCCAACCACCCATATCAACATTAAGTAGATCACGGATAGCTGTAAGCTCTTGTAAGTCAGCAGAAGATTCATACTGCCAACGGTTGAATAGATCATCAAGTACTGCTTGTTGTTCTCTCTGGCTACCACCAGCAGCATACTCTAGACCAGAAGTAAGATTACCAAGGTTAGCAATAGCACCCTGCTGGTTAGCTTGCCAGTTTCCATAATCCTGAAACCTAAGCTGAGAAGCAAGGTCACTGATATCCTCAGTAGCTCCACGCATAGCAACACCTTCTGCAATACCATGTCGAGTACTCCCAAATTGACCAGCTTGTCCTGCTGCATCACCAATACTAGTTAGGATATTCTCTTGTAAGTTACGAGTAATATCACCAGAAGCAGCATCAATAACTGATTGTAGTTGTGGGTTGTTAGGATCATAAGGAGCTAGTGTAGATTCTAGTCCACCAATAGCAGACTCTAGTGCTCCACCTTCCCCTGTTAACCTGTTAAACAATTGTTCTTGTTGTGGACTCCAACCTGCATAAGTCTCCTGACCTCCTGCAAAGTTTGGATCAACCAGTCCACCATCTGTACCTATTTGTCTAGTAAGTAGGTCTCGATAGTTACCCCACTCTTGGGATTGGGCTGGTGTCCATGATTCGTTAGACTGACCTCCGCCATCTGACATAGCTATAACCTCTTAATTAGTTTAGTATGTTGCACCTCATAACCTTTAGCCAACCTAGCATGAGCTGGTCTAGCTAAGATAGCTAGTGCATCAAAGTTTAAATCCTTAGCTAGATCTTCTACTTCACTGAACACAGTATCTATTACTGTTGCTAGTGTCTTAAGATCCCAAGGAGTATTGTCATTCTTAAATCCTGCTGTATGTGTAACCTGTAGTAGTCTAGCTGTAGCAGTAGTTATTACTTCGGTTACAAAGAGTAGCTTACCTTCTGATCCAGTCCATAACCATAGCTGTACTTTGTCTTCCATAAGTCTACGGTATAGATTCTCTACTGTCTCAAAGTTAATTGTAGTATCCCAGAACTGGTGTAAGGAGGCAAGTAAGGAGGGAGCTTCATCAGCTATAGTAGAAGTGGGTATATGTCTAATCATTGTCGTTACCCCTAAGAAGTAGTGTTTAAGTTAGTTTTAAGAAGTAGAGTAAGAAAGTAGAAGACTTCTTATCTTAACTTCTTAAGTTAATCTTAATGCTACTCCTTAAGAGTATTTGAGTTTAGCATATTTTAAGAAGAAAGTCAACAGTAAGATTAAACTATTTTAGTCCAACCAGTGGATTTGTATACATATAAACCTTCTCCTCCTCCTGTAGGGTTCCAACCTACACCATCAGCATAAGCTACTAATCCTACAGTAACTCTTTCAGGTGCTTCAGTAAGAGGAGGATACTGATGTTCCAGTGAACTAATAGCTTGAGATACTCTCTGAAACTCCTCATACATCCAGCGAATGTAAGGACTAATCTCAGGAGTTATCTGCTCACGATTAGGAGGTACAGAAGCTACATATCGAGTAGAACTAGATTGTACTGCCATCACTTACCTCCCTCAGTTGTATACTGAATAGTGAAACTCTCAATCAGTGGTAAGGCTGTACCTGAGTTACCACTAAGCCTGAAGCTAATGTATCGTCCCTGCCCCCTTAGGTAATGTCTGAACTTACCAACAGAGTACGTAGTAGGAGTCTTCCAGCTTACACCATCACCAGAGTTATACTGACTGCCTACCCTTACAGAGATAGTTCCTTCACCTGCAATGTTAGGTGTCATACTGTTCAAGTACTTAACCTTGGTCAAATCTCCTAAGGAAGCAGAGAGTTTCTCTAGTACCCACTCATAGGTTTGTCCATCAAACAAAGAAGAGTTGTCTACTTGATAGACAGCAGTGTCTTCCTTACTAGCCATCACAATAGATGAGTTAGCAGGAGAGTAAGCATTAGCATCCCAGTGTAATGATCCTAGATCCCATGATACATTCCTACCAGTGTTCCATACTTCATCTTCCTTAGGATCTACAATAGCTGTAGTAGCGTGTGCCAGATTAGGTAAGTCTCTGGTACTCCATGTGTTGTATACCCAGTTCCAGACAAGAGCAGTGTTACATGAACCATTAACACTGTTGTCATCAGGGTAGCAGATCCATATCTCCTTCTCTTCTGGGTTACTTACAGTGAACACATTCTGATAGAAGTCTTGGTTTAAACTACGGAAGAATAGATCCTTAACTTTCTTATCAGCAATAGAAGAATCTTGGATACCATCATGAATGTAGATGTCATCAAAGTCTACTACAAAGTGTTTACCTTCAAACTGGCTAACACACTCTCTGGATAACATTCCTCTATCTTCAAAGATCTTAGCAAAAGAAAAGACATAGATCCCCCCAATGAATTGACAAGAGTAGACAGAATCAGTCTTGTAGATAATCAATTGATCTCTAAGCTGAGAAGCATCTACGAGCTCCCCATCTGTATCAGCCAATGCTAGTTGACCAGCTTGAGTAGTAGGATCAGTAACATCCCAACTAGGAGGTTCTACACCTACATCAGCCGGATCACTCCACCTTAAACTAAGGGGTAAGGATTGACCAGACTCCTCGATGTTAAGGGCAAACAAGTAGTTCTTGAAACCCCTGAAAGTTTTAGCTTTGAAGTTAGCTGGTAAGTTAACAGAGTCTTTAAAGTCAGCATCAGCTACTTCTTTGACTTGTAACCTGTCTGACTCGTTGTTAAAGTATAAGCAACTGTTAAGAGCAGTGCTACTCCATCCAGCATCTACAGCATAGTTACCACCTGATGTACGAGTAACATCCTCCCATAATCCATTAGAGTTCTTATAAAGTTTACCACTTCCTGCTACATAGATCTCAGGGGTATCATTCTGGATAAGACCTCTTACATGTTCAGGGTTAACAGGAGGTGGGTCAAAGACTCTAGAGTGTCCTTGTACAGGAGTAAGTCTCCCTGACTTCAACCTTAAGTTATGGATAGTGGAGAACTGATTATTCTCAAGATCCACAGCAGGGAGATCAGCTACTAGCCCACCTGATACTGAGATAGGCATATTCAGATAAGCCATAAGTAGCTCCTTAAGTTTTCATAATGTAAGCAATAGCATAGTAAGGAGGGATGTTATCACCACTACCATCGAAGGTAATGTTGTGACTGTGCCCTTGTCCTCCACCTACATAACTAGTCAGTGGTGAATCATCAGATGATACAAGGCCACTGCCTACAATACGGTTAGCAGTAGGGCCAGCAGTAGAAGTCCCATACTTAGTAGCATAAGCATTACAAGAACCACCTTGGTGTTGGTGATTAGGCATCTGGTTTACTGTGAGTGTGTGAGACTCAGTAACAGTAGGGTGAGGGATATCAGCACTACCCCCAGTAGTGTTGACGTTATAACTACCACCAGTGTCTCCTGTAGCGGCTACTATAAATTTACCTCTTAGGTCAGGAGTACCAGCAGTGCCATCACACAATGTCCAACCATCTGGGATATTAGCTACTAACCCAGACCACATAGAGATAAGTCCAGTAGGTATGAAGTTAGTAGGATCAGTTGTTAAGTTAAGTTGAGCAGGAGTAGCTGTCACTGCTCCATCGATGTTAGGGAAGGAGTTGATCAATGTCTTCTTAATCAGACGTATATGATCATCCCCTTGCCTACGAGTATCAGTTCCAGTAGGGTTAGTTGCTACCAGATCATCAATGTATGTACCTGACTCTAATGGCATAGGTTACTCCTTAGCCTAAGAAAACTTTAGAAGCAGTCTCTACTTCCTTCACAATCTTATCATCAATCTTGGTCTCAGTAAGCTTAGCTAATTCTTTAAGTACTTTAACAGTAACATTGATTAGTAAACCACGGACTACAGGCATCTTTAGTAAAGTTAGAAAGTTCATATTGGTTACCTATTTAGGATAGTTAGTTTTAATTGACTGGATAGTGTCAACCCAAGTGGTAGTACCTTCTACCTGATCATGGTATTGCATATCCAGTTGTTCTTCTTTAGAAGGATAAGCAGCAGCTCTTAGCTTAGAATAGTTAATCTTCTTCCAAGATTCTACTGATTCAGGGACATAGATCTTTTCTTCTACAGGTTCAGTTGGTTCAGTAGGAAGTATAGCATCTGGATCCCCTTTAGCTTCATACTCAGCTAGGGCTAAGTCGTAGTTGTCTTTAGACAGTAGGTATTGGTCGAAGGCTACTAAGTACTCTAAGTCACTAACCTTTTGTAAGTATTCTTGATAAGTGATAAACTTACTAATGAAAGTATCTACTAGCTCAGATCTCTTACCTTTGTGCTTGTTGATTACAGCAAAGACAGTAGCTTCAGTTACTACTTCAGGAGCCACTAAGGACTCCTGTTGAGTATCTAAGGAAGTTTCCTGTACAGGGGTTTCCTCAGGTGTCATTTATAAATCTCCTATTTAGTGTTTCTAACCCAGCCTAGAGGTTTAGCTCCACGTTGGTTGAACTTAGTAATCGTGTTACCATTAAGGTCAGTACCAGAAGTAACACCATCCACAATATCAATAAGGTTATCATCACCCCATCCGTTGCCGTCCCA